AACATCACAAGGACTTCCATATTTATTTTTAAAGTGTCTTAATGTTGCAACATCTTCTGTTGGATATGATCTCTCAACAACTTCTTTTGCAAGTTTGTGTGCAGTTGTATATTGCTCATCAACATACTCTCTTGATTGTAGATATGCCTCTCGTTCTTGAGTGTCCTCATTCTCAAAGACATTTTTTATTTTGTTAAAGAGTTTATTTCTTAACTCTGTATTCATTCTTATTTTAGTCATTGTACCTTTCTGGTTATTATTTTTATTTTGCATTTAATTTGTTTTATACCTTGACAATAGGATAGTCAAGGATTATATATTATTTATTATTTAATGTTAATTATAAGTCCAGAAATTCTAGAAGACGGCACATTAAATAGTGGGTTGATAGCGTTGGCCTGTAGGATAACAGCAACGCTACTGATCCCTAGCCCTTGGATACCAAAGTAACGAAGAGGGCTTGGGATCAGTTATTATTAACTGTGGAGATAACACTATAACACGAGGGCACACGTAGGATCCTGTATGGTATTAAGCAACGTTACCAACCTCGCGTAGTATAGTAACTGATCATTATTTGCTGGCCGATCCTTTAGGTCCTTGCTCGGAGCCTGGACCTATAAAGACAAGTGATGTGTGAATTGACACAAGGTACTTGGCGGCCTGCTAATAATAGTATCAGTAAGAGTACACCAGCGTCCAAATCTTGCCTTTGGCATTTCCCTGTACGTTAGCGATGATCCGCAAGGTAGCAATGTGTGTAACACCATGGTGCGCCGAGTTCCCTGATCAGGAGGCGCAACGGGTAATTATTTGCTGGACCAAGCTTATGGATGCATCCATATAGACCCACGCGATTTATGGGTTTGCTTGGCCCTGCTAATAATTGCCAGTTTAGAATGATTTTAAAAATCATTCTAAAGAAGGAGAGCAGGAAGCTTCAAGCGTCAGGCAGCAGATAAGGCTTGACATTGAATTAAGGATAATATAGGATGTATTTAGAAAGGAATAAACTATGGAACATGAACTAAAAAGAATAGCAGACGCCCTGGAAGAGGTCATCCGGATGGTGAAGCTGGACCAGGAAGCATCTAAGAAAAGATGGGAATATAAACCTGAAGAGAAGGACGATGAGTAAAACAAACAGAGCAGGATCTGAAAGTATACAGATCCTGCTGCACCACTGGCGCTGGTTAGAAGCCCAAGGACCGAGCTACAAGCAACAAGCCTCAAGCTGCAAGCGACAAGCCGCAAGCTTGACACGTAAGAATTATAATGTTATAGTATCCTATAAAAGAAAGGACAAAAGAATATGAATACTAAAGAAGCATGGGCCCTTGTTGGAGGGCTAAGTAAACCGTCGAAGATGCCCGGCTGGTCAATAGGTATACCCGCGAAGGAATGCAAGACTGGCGCGAAGCTCAGACTCATACCTGATTCAGTTTGTGAAGGCTGCTATGCCTTAAAAGGTTGTTATGTTTTTAAAGTTGTACAAGAAGCTCAGTACAAAAGACTTAGAGCCATCAGTCACCCTGACTGGGTGCTGGCAATGGCAACACTGATCAACAGCAAGAAGCCGGACGTGTTTAGATGGCATGACTCAGGAGATGTGCAGGACGTGCAGCACCTGGAGAAGATATTCGAAGTCTGTAGACTAACACCCAGCAAGCGGCACTGGATGCCAACCCGTGAAGCCTGGATCAAGGACCATATGGAGGCAGCGCCAGCGAACTTAGTTGTGCGCTTCTCATCACCGATGGTGGACCAGGGACCAGTTAAGAGCTGGGCCAATACGTCGACGGTGTCAACAAAATCTAGAACATGTCCAGCCCCTGACAATAACAACGAGTGCGGCAGCTGCAGGGCCTGTTGGGATCCGCTGGTAAAGAACATAGAATATGGTAAACACTAGCATGACACACGTTTTCAAACATCCAAAATTTTACAGAATCCCTAGGGATAAGAAGGATCAGACCATTAGCGACACGTCCTCGACGGAGGCCAGCGAGCGTGCGTCTGATCCGGGCCTCAAGCCTCAAGCAACAAGCTCCAAGAAGCAAGCTTCAAGCGCCAAGCTGGTTAAGCACCAGGCTGCAAGCATCAAGCCCCAAGCATAAAGGTTCAAGCTCCAAGCCGCAAGCATCAAGCTTCAAGATCTCTGATCCACGGTACATGTAAATAAGTTTCTTGCTACACGGACCAAGGGCCTCTGCTATGATAAAAGTATTGTGTGAATGCCTCACATGGAAGCTAATTTGGTGTGGTGAGAATCGTATTTTATTCCCCTTGCATACCTTCAGTTCTACAGTGAAAAAGTGCCCAGAATTATTATAGCCCAATAGATCGGGAGTACCAAGTAAGCTATTGTTTTCAAGTCTATTCCACGAGATATCTTTAATATTTTTCTTAACTTTTGCATATAATTTTTGTTCTGGTTTCAAGGGAGTTTAGTAGTCCCGTTGAAGCTTTTCAGGTAAGATAAGACTCGATGGTTTTTCGGTTTTCATAACCAATCTATGTGCACTATGACCAGGCTGACCAATGATAGGAGTAGCATTTTCATGTACTTCCATTCGTCTAATTGCGTGTAGTTTTCCATTTATCTCTACGTAGATAACAGCGTTCTTTACTGCATCAGAACCTTTCGTAAAGTTGCTTAGAAACAACTGCAAGTCTTGTACTCTCATGAATTTTTTCTTAACTTGATAGATAGATCCTCTATCACTTTTTTATAACCTTGCAAGAGATTTTTATTTTTTTCATTTTCAAATGAAATTTTCTTTAACTCAAAGATTTCTTTTTTCTGTTCTTCAATTACAGCCTTATATCCTTCAATAGTGTCTTGTAATTCATCTTGATTTCTATGTACTTTCATTCTTGACATTATAGGATAGTTCCCTTAAATTGTCAACATGGGTGTACCAAAAAGATTAACAGAAATGCAACAACGATTCGCTGAGTTCTTAGTATTCGGTGGACCGGATGGACCAATGACTAAACGTGAAGCTGCTATCGCTGCTGGGTACAGTAAGGATAGAGCAATGCGAGAAGGATCAGAACTAACTAATCCAAAATACTCACCACTTGTTGTAAAATATATTGGTGAACTCAAAGAAGAAAGATTAAGAAAACATGAAGTGTCTTATGAAGGACATATTGCAGAACTTGCTAGACTCAGAGAGGCTGCTTTAAAAAAAGGTTCTTTCTCATCTGCGGTAAATGCTGAAGCAAACCGAGGAAAGGCAGCAGGACTATACATAGACAGAAAAATAATAAAAACTGGGAAACTAGAAGACATGTCAGAACAAGAGTTAGAAGCAAAAATGAAACAAATTTTAGACGACTACGGGTCTCTAATAAATGTGACTCCATCTAAATCTTCGTTACCTTCTTCACCCACGGAAGAGGAATCATCGTCCGATCCCCAAAAGTAATACCGTCTTCATCTTTATCGTAAGATGCAAATAATTTAATTGAATTTTTATCTTTGGAATATAACCAACCTTCATTAACAGGAGTTGCTAATTTCATTTTATTAAACTCTTTGTCATTAGCCCAGGCAGAATCACTTACACAGTCAACCCACTCCACTCTTACCTTCTGAAAAGGTATATCAGGAGTCGTCTCAGTGATAGCAGCTTTCCGTCTTTTTCTCATCTATAGTATTCTAGCACAGATTTTTTATTTTAAAAAACACATTCGCGCGCGTGGACCGAAATTTGATAGTACACTTTATCTCTAAATAAAATAAAAAGTGTACCAAAAAGTGTCCACCCTAAAGTCATATATACCAACACTTCTAGACCAAAAGTACACTTGGTACACATTATCCAGAGAAAAAATAAAAAAAAAATAAAATCTGTCACAGAATACTATAGTACGGTTTTTGTGTACTTCTTTGCCACATTGTCGCCATATTTACGCTCATATTCTGCCTCAATCTGCAACATTAGGTCCGTGATCCCTGATTCGTCCATCTTGACCACATGGGCCATGGCGCTTGAAACTAAGTCCTTTTGATACTTGATAGCCTTATTCTTTACTTGAATCTGGTCTATTCCCCATCTCGTTTGATCCGTCATTAAAATCCTCCGCTTTCATTGGTGTTGTTCTCTCTTTCTCGTCGTGTTGTAGTTCATGAAACATATCTAAACGTTTCAAGAATTCGTGCTTCCAGCGTCTAAGTTCTGGTCCTTCTACCTTAAATTCTTGGTAATATAGGTCAGGCGTGC